ACAGTATCCGGTTGCCGAGGATGCTCCATAGTCTCCGGTTGCCGAGGATGCTCCATAGTCTCCGGTTGCCGAGGATGCTCCATAGTCTCCGGTTGCCGAGGATGCTCCATAGGTGCCGGTTGCCGAGGATGCTCCACAGTATCCGGTTGCCGAGGATGCTCCATAGTCTCCGGTTGCCGAGGATGCTCCACAGGTGCCGGTTGCCGAGGATGCTCCATAGGTGCCGGTTGCCGAGGATGCTCCATAGTCTCCGGTTGCCGAGGATGCTCCATGCTTTTCATCGCTTTCAGCGTCCTTTTTTACACGTTTTACTGTATATTCGATTGCAGCTTTAACAAGACCCGCAATGCTAATTTCTGCTCCGATCTTAATTTTTGTAGATGCTACCTTAGTATCATCATTATGTTTCTGGATTTCTCCGCTCTGCTCTACCTCGTGGTATACGCTTTCATTTGGATAATAATAATTCAAGCAATCAAGCGGATACTCGCAAGCGTGAAATTCATGATCGCAAACTTCTACGATTTCTTCCTCATACTCTTTTCCTTCTTCGTACTGAAAGCCACGACAAGTCATATTTTTGTTAAATCCTTTGTAAGATTTGATAACTTCTCCCATTTAAACACCCTCCACTTTCAACTGCTTGTCCGCTGATACACTCAAAAGGATTAACTGTGCATCCATATCCGGCACATTGAAATCATTTAAGCTCTCTGCGTTATCCACAAAAATCGGCACGATAACGCCATATAACTCGCTAAGAGAACGGATAATATCAAGTCCGGCTACAATTCTATGACCGCTATTCAAAGTCGAATACGGCACTCCATTTACGGTGCACTCACAGCAATCTTTCATACCGCCATTTAACTGCATTTCAAAGAGTTTGAAATTAACTGTCTTAAAATGGCTGTTGATGGATTCAGAAACCTTGTTGAGTTTGAAACGAATGAACTCTTCCAACAGGTAAAGAATCTGTTCCTGATCCGCAACCTTCTGCCCGATTTCTTTCTGTTCTTCCTGCAACTGCCATATACGTTCATCAATCTCAACATTCATGGATGCCTTTGCAATAGTGCTGTTTACTTCATCAAGATGTGCCTGCAACTCTTCTTTTTCAGATTTTAAGGTTTCAACTGCTGCATCCTCTCCATTAGCTTTCAGATTTTCGATTTCTACCAGAACTTCATCGTGTCTGGCTTTCATCTTCACATACTCTTCATTCTGCGAATAATCGGCAATTTCCGGAATCGATGATAACTGCTGGCAAATTTTTTCTTTTTTTGCAATATCTTCCTGCTCCTGTTCCTTTAAGGACTTTATTTCTTCCTTTACTTTGGCATTTTCATCCCTTAATTTTGTGATAAGATTTTTTCTCTCTGTGCCAATATCAACCAATCTGTTCAGTGCTGTTCTCTTTTCTGTGTCAAATCTGATCTTTTCTGATTTTAACTTTTCTTCTGCATCCGACTTGGCTTTTCGCTTTCTGCTTTCAAAATCAGCCTTTAACTGCTCGATTTTATCTTCCGGCAACTTCTGACCACACAATGAGCAAACGGTGCTGTTTTCATCAAATACCCACTTTGATTCATCAAACAGATATGGGAATTCATCAAAAGCCTTTGCTGTTTCTGCGTTGTACTCCTCTCCAAGCCTTTTCCGCTCTGAATCAGCATTGGAAATAACCGTCTCGTTTTCTGAAACCCGTCTCTCTTTCAAAGCAATAGTATCTGCAAATCGCTTTATCTCGTTTTGCAAATCGCGTAATTCTGCTTCGATCTCGCTTCTTCTGTTTGTCAGATCCCGGTTCATGATCTGCATAATGCCAGACATATCAAACTGCAGCTGCATTTCTTCACGCCCTAACTCCATCATTACTCCGTCAGAATCTTTGATCTTCGCATCAATATCTGCAATTTTGGTTTCCAAGTCTGTTTTCGCAAGTTCCTGTTCTGCAACATCGATGTCAACCTTGGATTTCATGGCTTCGTCAATTCGTACTGGAATCTCTGCCTGCTTCTTCTTCCACTCGTTCAATGCTTTGGAGAATTTTGCTCTAATATCATCCGTAGACGGTGCTTTTTCCAATTCCGAAAGCAATGGTGCATACTTTGCGTCCGTCTGTGCCAGCTCTACATCTGAAACCTCTGAAACAAGTTTCATCAGAATATCTCTCTGGTCTTTCCATTTCAAAGAAGAAAAATACTGCGGATTAGTCAGCATTTTGAACATTTCCTCGCTCTGTGCCAATTCCGAAACATAAGCCTTGAAATCCGCTTCACTCTTCGGATAGCCGTCAATCTCAAACGAATTAACATTCCCCTGCAATACTGCCGTATCGGTTCCACGCTTCTTAACCCAGTTCTGTTTCTGTGTCTTGGAAAGTTCAACTTCCTTTCCATCTACATCCAGAATGGAAGACACCTTGATTTCCACGTTATCAATGCGGTTTCCGTCCTTATCCAACGGTCGAACATTGAATTTTTCCTCTCCGGAACTGTTCTTGTTGAAAAGCAGCCATGTAAACGCATCAAAGATCGTTGTCTTTCCTACGGCATTCTGCCCGCTGATCTTCGTTTTCACAGAGAAATTCACGTCAAGCATATTGATGCCCTTGAAGTTCTCGATGTGAATACTCTTAATCGTTATTTTCATTTTTCCCCTCCTCGATCACATCACATTTGCTTACGGAAACCTCATAAGCCACTTTCTTCTCAAACTCCGTGTCAAAAATCTTCTTGTCGTATTCTCGGCTCTGGATTCTGCCAATCAACTTAACACGGGTCCCGATTTTAAGTCCGCCTGCAAATCTTGCATTTCTTCCCCAGGCAATGCACGGAATGTAATCAGATTTCCCATAATCTCTGTTTACTGCAATCAGCATGTCTGTGATCTCGCGACCAAGTGGCGTCTTTCTGTAATTCGGCTCTTTGCAAACATATCCATTGATCGTAATGCAATTCTTATCAATATTCGCATCTTTTGAGTCAATCGCCTCAATGTCACAAACAAACACAGATAAGATCAACCGTCGTCTTGTACCTTCCTGTTTGTTGAATGATCGATAATTTCCAGAAACCCTTACCGCCATTCCGGAATATCTGTCCTCCATATCAAACAGTTTTTCTGAAATGGTTAATGGGATCTCATCTACGGCGCCACTTTTTCTTTTTACTCCAAGAGACATTTTGTAAAATTTTTCTCCGTATGATTCATACATAAACTCCGGCTCTGAAATAATCACGCCCGCCAGTTCCACTTTGTTGTTTTCCATTGTTTCTTTATTCATATTTGAAATTCTCCTCGTATTATAATGTAGTAGTGTTTATAGACCCTCTCCAAAGTCTGATTCCGCTTCTTCATGAAGTCTTTCAAGTTCAACCGTCCTGTTCATTATGCTTTTGGCATATTCAGTGCGATTCTCGTATGTTCTGGTCAACGCATCTGATTTTCCGCTATAGATCATAAGGACTGTGCTCATGTCTCCCTCATATTTTTCAAACAACTCCGCCAAATAATCGCATCCAACGAGAATATTCCCATACGGATCATAGAGATCTTCTACTCCAAGACGTTCCATCCGGTCTCTGTGATATTTTTCATAAATTTGCATGAGACCTTTGCATCCACCATTCTCCACATCGGCTTGTCCACTGCTTTCATGCTCGATAATCGCCATTACCATTTCCGGGCAAATATGATATTCGTTTGAAATCCCCTTTATATAAGGAAGATACTCATTTGAAATCCATGTATCGCTCGGTTCCGTTGCTGTCGTATGTAATGTAGGTAATACCATCGTCAGTGTCATCACCATCAACATAATAATCATGATCTTCGACAATCTCTTCCGCATCCTGCCATCCTCCTTCAATTCTTGATCCGGCATACAATAAGAGTAAGCTGATTATGGTCGGTACCGCTACAATAGGATTTTCCGTTGCATCCGCACACATACAAAGAAAAAAGATCGCAGCGCCTACAAATTCAATCACCATTGCCAACTTCTTCATACGCACTTCACTCCCGCCACTTATAAGAATCACTTTCAATTTCCTGCCCGTGCAAGGACACAAAATCTGTTATTACCGCAATAAATTCTGAATTGGTTGGCTTCCCCTTTTTCGTCGAAACCGTATAACCAAAAATCTCATTGATCGCATTCACATTGCCATTTATCCATGTGACCTCTATTAAGTTCCGGATGTTTCTTTCTACTTTGGATGCGGTAGTTCCGTTCTCTTCTGCGATTTTTGCATAAATTTCCTTCATAACACATCTAAGCGCATCCCTGTCGTCCAGACATTTCTCTATCGCTCTAATTGTGTATGTGTATCCTTTGAGCGAATGGCTTGCGCCGATCTGATCTAATGTTTTTCTTAAAGCAATATTCGTTTGTTTATCCATGAATTCCTCCTGTTAATCTTTCCAATTTCATATTTTTGTTGGAAACTACCAGTTTGCCATGCTATTCTTCATCAGCGCAACCTCTTTCCAAGAACTTGTTGACGAAGTATATCTGACCTTTACCGGTTACCTTGGTTGTCCGAGTGATCCTTACTGATCCATCCGGATTCTGCACGTTGCTTTCCTTTACCTCGAACAATCCCCGCTCGACATATCTCTGCTGCGGCATATTCTTTGATGAACCGTTTTTAATAAGGAAGTTATTCTCACGCAACCACTCAAACAACCGCTTCTGCCCTATCTGATATCCATTCTGGCAAATCAGCTTTGCCAAATCTCCGATAAGAATTGATGTGTGACTTGTTGCCACCGCATCGGCAAAGATTTCTTTCGGTTTCATACGCTGATTTTCAGCGATCAGCCTTGTGTTGTTTTCCTTAAGGCTGTTGATTTTCTCGTCAGCCATCTTTAACGCTCTGGCAAATACCTGCTCCGGTGTGTTCCACGCCTTTTCCAAATCGATGAGGTACTGGCGAATTTCTTTTCCTTTTTCCGTTCTCTGCAACATACAAATCTGTTTTGCCATATCAACAGAAATATCAATATCGTCTACCTCTCGCTGAACCTCTCTGGTTCCCTCGATTTGAACCCGTACTTTTTTGTTCGGGGTTGAAAAATCTATGCCCTGTACGAATCCATACCCAGAATATCTTTCAAACCATTTACTAAAACGTTCTGTACCTTTAACTCCGTCTTCTTTCGATAATAAATCGTATAAATCTCTTGCCGATACTGTCTGTGTATCAAAATTGACTTTCACTAACTCGTCCATTCCATCCAACTCCTTTCCGTGTTATAATCCTCCATAAGGAGGTGGTAACCATTAACAAATGTCCACTTAACGATTTTAGAGATTGCATCCGCGATTGTGCTTGGTATGTTTCCAGTTCTGATTGTTGTGCTGTTCATAAATTAAGTAATTTAAAAAGCATTAAAAATCTTTCAGAGCTAAAATCTATCGAAAGAAACATATCTAGCATCGAATCAATACTCAATCGGCATCAATCCTAATAATCGTTTCAGCGATACGGTCGATTTCGCCTGCAATGCGAATTTTTGTTTCCGTATCTGATGTTTTCTTACTTTCCTCTGCCAGCGTTTCGATTTGCTGGTAGAGGGTATCTTTTAATTCTTCAATGCTATGCAACATTCTTCTCCTTTCTATGTTATAATTCCCTTATCATCAAATAAGGGAGGTGTAATTTTGAACGATGAATATGTATCTGCCTACGCTATTGCTAAAATCTGTGGATATAACGGTTCTTTCAATGATTTCAAAATCAAGTACGACCAATACTGCGAAGAAATCAATGAAGAAATTTCGGAAGAAGAACCAACTTTAGCAAAAGTATCTGCATCTACTAATCCTTTCCGTAGGCACAGCCCGTTCTAAAATATTTTGCTAACGGAGCAACGGCGTTGAGAACATTGATAGACAATCTAATGTTTGTCTCATCAATTTTCTTTTCGCCATTAAGAATTTTGCTGTAATCATCCAAAACATTAAATGCGACATGCTGCGCCATTTCTTCAATGTCAATATATCTTCCGTCTTTACGCTCAACAATCGTTGCTTTTCCAGATGAATCCAAAACAGAATATCTTGATTTTTCCAATGTTTTTACATCTCCTTTCTAGTAACTTTTTAAGTTACTTTCTTTGCAAAAAAAATATCCATTGGATTTTGGATGTGAAGGTTATCAATCATAACCTGAATTTCGTCGCTTCCAAAAACGCCCTTACTCATTCTCATATAAAATGTTTTTGGCGTAACTCCAATCATTTCCGCAACATCAGCCTGTGTTTTGCCATTTTCAGCAATAACGCCGCGAAGTTTGTTTGTATCAACCATCTGACTACTCCTTTCTAACTTCGTAACTTTTGAAGTTACTTTTATTATATTCCATTTTGGTAACTTGTCAAGTTATTTTTTTCTTGACGAGTAACTTTTTTGTGTTATAATAAAGTTACCAATAGGAAAGGAGGAAAACTCAAATGACAATCGGAGATAGGATAAAAAAGCAGAGAGAGCTTTTAGGTATTTCACAAGTAGAGCTTGCAGAGAAAATAAAAGTTTCAAAGCAAACACTATATAAATATGAAAACAACATTATTACTAATATTCCAAGTGATAAAATAGAAATTATTGGGAAAGTTCTTGAAGTTTCTCCATCTTATTTAATGGGTTGGGAAGATAATTTAGAAAACGCACCAGATATTCTTCCAGACCTTATGTCAGATAGTGAATTGCTGGATAACTTAAAAATGCTAATGAAACTTAGCAAAGAACATAGACAGACTATATTTGACAATATAACCTATTGGCATGAAAAAGAGGGGCACTAAATGCCCCACTTTTTTTTGAATGAAAGTATTGTGTTATATAAAAATTTCAAAAATCGCTCGTTGTCGCACTTAACGACCATTTCAGTTATTTTTTCCTTGTAAAACGCTGTTTCCTCATTGAACTCATTTTCCCCCATTTTATTCTCCTCCAATCTCTGCAACCGATAATGTTAATGCCATTACAGAACGTACGTTCTTTGCAGTCAACCCCATACAAAAAAAATTACCATTATTTGCCAGTAACATTTGAGGGGGCAATGAATCGCCAAACATCGCCCCCTCTCCAGAACTTGAAGTGCCCTTATCGGACAATTTTATTTTACAAATTTTGTCAGCATTATTCAAATCATTTCGGTCGCAAGTTTCGACAGAAATCGTATGATTTGTCACTTTTGGTCAACAAAAACGTCTGGGTTTTGAACAGATATAAAACACTGCTTATGCAGGTTTGTGCCAATTGAATAGCGTCAGAACGTTTGTTTTCTTCGCATAACGAAGCTTTAGCGAAGTTAAATACAAATCTTGGATAGCCATTATATTATTTAGAAATTTTGTAATATAGCTTTGCCAACTTTGCCGTAACGGTCTCTCGACAGGAAACAAATAGTCACGCAAAAATAACTGCAAATGTGGCTCCGTAAATTCCTACAGCGGTTGTACTTAATTGTACCGACGCATTGTTTGAAAAGACTCTTATATAAAGTATGTTTTTGTTTTCGTCTTCTGCCGTTGCAAGTAGTTTATATTGACCACTGGTAACATCACCATAGATACTTGAGGGTGTTTTTAAAGTTTGCGACAACCCAAAATCTGTAAAAGATAGGTCTATAATGCCGCTGATTTCGCCTTCAATATGGAAAAACGCACTTTTATTTTTATAACAAACAGTGCCAATGCAATCTTTGATATATCCATAAGTTCCATTTTTGCTAATTATGGCATGTTGGATTATTAAATCAGCTAAATTCGTATTTAATTGCGACAAATCTTCGTTTTGCGAAGAAATCGCCCCCGTCACTGTCCCACCACCGATAGAAGATATGTCCGTGCTTCCAAGCATCTTGTACAGATACCGCACATTTTTAAACATCTGTGACACCTTGGTAAAAAGTGAAGTGTGCTTTTCGCCACTTGTCAGCTTTGCGACACTTTCCCAAGCGCTTGCATCGACATCCGGCGTGTCACTGCTTGCAAAAGCAACGGTTGTATCTGATGTATCTCCATCTTCTGCCAATGCGCCGATCTGCTCAGGTGTAAGATTAACATTTCCCTGCCGGTATGTTTTCTCCTTGTTCCCTTTGATCCCCGTCACGCCCGATCCAGCTGTTACATCCCATTTCCCTTCGGATGTCCAGATGACGTTGTTACCCTTACCATAAAAAATACCACCACCGTCATTGAACCGGTCATCTGAGGTAAAATCATCACTGATGTTGTACATCCATCCGTTTTCCATGCCGGATACCGGCAGATCCGCAAATTCTACCGTACCCATTGGTATAATGCCGTTAAGCCCCTGCGACACGCGCTTGACCTGCTCGTAATAATACTGTGCGTTATCCGTGTCCTCTCCCTCCCGGCTTCCGGTACCGCCAACTGCATAGCTTTCCGCCTTGGTAGCGTTTGCCGCCGCATCTGCCCGGCTTGTTTCTGCCTTTGCAACCTCTACCTTGATCTTTGCCAGATAATTAGGCTCTAAATGTTTTTCCTTGATGCTTCCCTCTTTCACGATTGCCGACACCTTACCATCCGTGCCAATGGTAAAAGCCACGGTATCCGTATCAAGAAACTCATACTGCGTAATCAGCGCCGACAGGTCTATGTACTGCTTTGTGCCATCGATCAGAGTAAGTACGATCTGCTCCGTGGTCGGATTGTAGTCAAAGTTTACCGCGATTTTCTCCATCTGCGTGTCAATGGTAAACTTTGAACCATTCTTTTTTGTGATCGTGATGATTCCGGTCGACTCCTCAAAGGTCACATCCGACACAAGAGTTGCTACCTCTGTTTTCGTGGCTTTTGTGGTATCCAGAGTAATCACACGGTCGTCAATGGTATCTGTGGCACTGTCCAGATTGTTGAGATTCGCTTCATTCAAAGGCGTAGCATCGCTCGGGTAATTCTCCCAGTTGATACGTTTATATGCTTTATTCATGATCCTCACTCTCCTTTTTAAGATTTTCCTGCATCTGCTCCCGCTCGGCGATAACGTGCCGGTTTGCTTCCGCTTCTACCTGGTGCAAAATATCCTTAAGCACCAGATGTTTTACTTCAATAGGAACATCACTGCTTGCATTTATAAAATTGATAATGTTATTTTCAAACTCACGGATTTTTGCGTTGACCATTTTCTTATCCTACTTTCCTTTTTAATTCTTCTATTTCCTCTTGCTGTAACTGTACCGTAGCTATCAGATCAGCAATCAACTCTGTTTTGTCAAGTGAATAATAGGCATTGCCGTTCGGGTCTGGATTCTCGGAGCAAATCGCCCAGTCTTCATCTCCAATCGCCGCCAGCACTTCCTGTGCAATCAGACCATGCCGGTAATGTCCCGCGGCGTCATAGTTATAAATAAATCGGCACGGACGCAGAGACTGTATAAGCGCTGCGCTCTTTTCCCGATCAAGAGATTCTATACCGTGTTTTAGTCGCTTGTCCGAATAAGATTCCCACCCGTAGGATGAGATTCCTTTTCCGGTCGACAACATCTGTGCAATCGTATTGGCTGATGTATCACGCACTGATACTGCCGAATAGCTGGCTGTGAGTTCCCTCGTATCTGCTACTGACTTCAATCCATCTGTTCCCATCTGCACAAGAGTGCCTTCCCGTTTCAATTCAACCAAGTTGTCCGTACTCTCTGTCGCGTCAATGTGCACATACCCGCCGGTCATCTCCACAGATCCCCTGAGTTCCAACAAATCAGCTCTAATCTTTAGTCCCTCTGCTGACTGGTTAATTTCCGAAACGACACTGTCTCGGGAAACTTTGCTTGTGATCCCTTCTGCATTAATTTGTATTGCCGCCGCAAGCTGTCCCTCTTTTTCTGTTGCCCGGTTTACCTCTGCAGTAATGCTTTCTGCTGTCTGGGTTATCTTTGATGATAATGTTCCCTCTGCATTTGTTGCCCGGTTTACCTCTGCTGTAATGCTACTCGCATTCTGGGTAATCCGTGATGATAACCCGTCAGTGGTATTCTTTACTTCTGAACGGATTTCTGTGGCTGTCTGTGTGATCTGGGATTGCAAGCCCTTTTCCACATCAACGATTGTCGATTTCGTCTCCTCAATTGAGCGTTCCAGAGTGTTGCTTTTTCCTTTCAGTTGCAATATGCTCCGCTGTATTCCGTTGACCTTACTTGTCCGGTACTCTTCCCCGTCCGCTTCCAGATCATCACGCAAAGCCTGTATGCCTTTCAGCGTGCGCTTTAGGATGTAAGTCTCGATCAGTTCATATTTTGTAGTCAACCGTACCGCATCTCCGACCTCAAGGCATGGATTTCCTTTGCAGTCAGCACTAAACGGTCTGTATATAATTCCTTTTATCTTTGATAACGTTTTTTCTCCAATTTCGTTTAATTCCTTTGTCCCTTTCCCATAAACAAGGAAATTTCCCTCGATCACATAAGTGTTTCCGCCATCACCTACAATTGCTCCTATATCATTCTCTTTTTCACGAATTTGCAGTTTGTCAATCGTTCTGACAATATAATCTTCATATTGCGCTGAAATGTACTGGCTTTTACTTATGCTGGTGCTCTTTGGATTTCTAGGATAAAGATCATCCGCCGGGTAAAGATCATTCGCCGGATAAAGCCCCTGCATCTCTTGCGTTAAGTACACATAGCGAAACTTTCCATCGCGCCCGATATTTCCCATACAACCGTTAATTTCAAGTATACAAGACAAAACCTCTTTTCCGCTTATGGCTTCGCCTATCGTGCTTTTCTCTGCGGTATCTGAACTTCCGCTACTTGATGCTTTCACTTCTACAGTTTTTTTAATAATCATTTCATCATTTACAAGAGATACTTCTTCCTGTTCCACTCCAAAATGATTAAAAAAGCTATCTCTGAATTGTTTGAGCGTTACCTTGCTATCTTTTTGTGGAAGTATCTGATTGTACCAATCAGTAACATCAGATGATAAAATATCATACAAAGCATCGTAAGCTACCACATCTCGGCACGTCCGATCTGCCGTAGGTGTGTCAGAATAAACCTTGTATCTTCCTATTTGGAATGGTTTATCTTTGTGACCATCAAGAGTCAGCTTTGCAGTCAACCACTTGCCTTTCATTGGCAAGAATACATTGGAAACCGTGAATTTAATCATCCCGGCTTCACATGCCCCGAATGTTAATTCAGATTCCGAACACAAGCTTTCTGTCAATTCAAATTTTTCTTGGTGTAGTTCGGTGTTTGTGATATTGATTTTCCCATCATCAGATACGATGTTTAACTGTTTGTCTACGCTGTCCTTTAAAAACAGGCTTGAATATTGGTAATCAACCACCGTATACACCCCCTATAAATGCCAGTCTTGCAGAGTTGTAATGAATTTGACCTCCATAAGTCCCATATATTGTAGGTTGAAAATCTGCCATGTAACCATACTGTGTTACATAATCGTCATATTCCGGTATGTATGCCGTGATATAGCAGGCTCTTCCGGTTGCATTAGTAAACTGCTGACGGATTTTACTTATAATGGCATTAAATTCCGTGTTTGTAAGCATAGACCGTGTTTCAAACTCAACTTTTAACGCCTTTAATTCCACGGCATTTCTATGTAAATAGCCGTTAGCGTCCGTATAATCATCTAAGTCCTGCATATTCACATATGGGCTATATGTCTCCGGTTTCATAAAAGACATTGGAACTGTGTAATTCCCAATCTTTAACAGCCATCCGCTGTACGCCATGTTTCCACCACCTAACTGTTTTGGTTTGCGGCTGTCTCAAATGACAGTCGGTAAAATTGGTATAAAAATAGCACCTACCAATTTGATAGATGCCACTTCTTTTTCTTTATCTATTTTGTGATTACTTCGATATTGGTCGCTTTAATCACAATTTTCTCCGGCGTGTGAATTACTTCCGCGTTTTATGCTGCAATTAGCTTTCTTTCTTTATTCGTAATAAACGACTTTATTTCATCATATCCCCAGCCACAATCCACAAGACCGCTCACTACCATCTCTACGGATTTCACTTTTGCAAGTTCTTCTTCTGATAGAAAATCTCTTAAATTATCCTGCTTCCCTATTCCGTATTCATCTCTCAACTGTTTTGCAGATTTCCCCAAAACTGCCTTGTAAACCAAATCTGTATAAGTAGAATATGCGTGTCCATGCATCCTGTCATTTTCTCCAGACTGTTGAATTGCCTTTGTTAAAGCCTGCCTAACGGCAATACCTTTTTCTCGTTCTTTGATTTTACCAATAAGAGCCTTCTCCATCGCATTAAACTGCTTGATATAAGCCAGTTTAAACTGCATGGCTTTTTCTCCTGTATACCCCATGACTAAAAGTGTAAAACCGTCTCTGTTCATGTAATACATAGGATTTTTCTTCCCATTTGATGCTGTATAAGTCTCTTCATAGAATAGAGCTGAAAATTCAGCGTTACTAATATCATTCTGAATATTTCTTATATCAGCAAGAACATTCTTATGCTCCTTACCAAATGTTTCCGCCACATCAAGACTTGTTACTACCGTTACCTCTTCTTTTTTTACTGTCTTAATTTCTACTAACATATACCATTCCTCCTTGATGGCTTTTATTAAATAAAAAGACCACCAAAGACTGAATCTCTTCAATCTCTGGCGGTCACGAATCCGCACCTATTCCTAATAGGCTTGCAGGACGTTCTAAACTTCTTGAATCTACCTGCGTGATTTTTAATTATTTTGTATTCTATACCATATGCCAAAATCTGTCAATCAAATTCCAACCTCTGCTGCATATTGGCATCGTCAATCTGTTCCTGCAAAAAATACGGCGTCTGATAGGCATTTATCACTTGCACTGCCTTATCACACTGGCTACGCTTGATGCTCTTGTAAGACCGAACCCCAAAGTTGTATTTCAGATTGGCATACAGATTGTTGTAAACCTTTTGGCGCAATCCACGGTTGCTGTATGCGCTTGACTGTTTGCCGCCCATGATTGAAACGCCTTTCTTTCTGACAGCTTCCGTAATGCGGTCGGCTTCCACCGGAAGTATCGGCAAGTCCATCTTAAGGCTTTCCAAATCCGCCTTGATTTCGTCAACCTCTGCTTTCAGTTCCGTGTGCCCCTGTGCAAGCAATGCAATCTTCCCGTCCGTGGTCTGAGGCATCATATATGTACCAGTCTTGCGAATAGATGGGAGAACTTCGGATGTTACCCATTTCTTGAACTTCTTTGCACTTTCCAGTTTGCTACCAAAGATGAGTGAGTAAAGACCACTTTCATTTATAACGGTTATATCCCTATTCTGACCCTGACTCACCATTTTGGTGAGTCGCTTATCCTCTTCGTCTACATGACGGTTAATATCTCTACTACCGTTTTGGTACCCCAGAATATCCGCTACGTCTATTCCCACAAACCACGGCTCATTGTCAATAACTACTGTTCTAATATCTCCAAACTCTGGATTGTTAAAAATCTGAATATTGTTCATCAGCAAATCCCCCATTTCTGCTTAAATGAAATAATTGTGTTCAAAATGAACTGCAAAAATTTTTCGTCCTGTATGCTCTGGATTTCCGTTATCAGCTGTTCTTTCATCTCGCACCGCCTTTCTTGTCAGATGCAAGGTTACTTGTAAAAATCCACACACATCTTAAAAAGTGTTCGCTGAGTAAATTCAGATTTTTGGTAATTTCTTCAATATACAGTTCTCTCATAATAATCTACCTTTCTTTCAAAAAATGTTTGATTTCTCCGAAAGAAACTGATATGATAAATTTATCAATTCCTTTCGGATTGGTGTCAGAGTAGTCAATTACCGCCAAGTAATGTTTGACTACTCTTTTTTGTTGTTTTTAATTTCTTTTTCCACTAAACCTATGCCTTTCATAATGGTATCAGTTCTTGTCAATTCCAATTCATCAGCACATTTTTGAATACGATTAGCTTCATCTTTTGTTATTCTGATGTTGAGATTAACATTCCTTGGGTTTTCTTTGTGTGGTCTTCCTGCCGGACTAATAACAATCACTCCTTTCAATTATTGCCCTTGCAATATTTATGTTTTTATAATATATGCCCTTGCAATAATTGTCAATACCCTTTTGAAATATTTTTCAAAAAAAGAAGCGCATCTCTGCGCTCCCTCTTATATACCCGCTTTCCCCAGCCTTTCCCAATCTGCATCCCTAGTACATTCATCCTTTTTCTTCAATAAGTTTTCGTTCTCTTTTTCCAGTTTTTCTATTTTTATTTCCAATTTCTTTTTCTCTTTTTTCAATGCAATATTCTCTTTTTCCAAATCGTCCGCACGAATAAGCGCGTTTGACTCCCGATTAAAAAGATCAGTATTGTGCGCCTTTAATGCATCTTTTTCTTTATTTAACTCTCTTATTTCCCATTTGTAATTCTTTTTATCTTGCGTCATCTTAATTTTCAATTCTTCTATCGTTTGATGTGCTTTATTCAACTTCTTTTTGCACTCATTTAGTTCTGATTCAGACTCCCTATTCTCCATCGTAATTCTCCACATATTAAATCCAAATTTATATGAAAGTGTAGCCACAATCATTACATATAATTTTATTTATTTCATATGTTTGATCTTTTCTCAAAATCTTTTCCTTTTTATTTACTAAAGTAAACGGTTTAAATGGATTTAGATTTGCAGTGTATCTTGTCTTTGTTTTGCCTGGTACAAATTTCTGCTCCGTATAATGAGAACAATTTTCGCTCCCACATCTTGGACAGTAAACCTCTTTTTTTTCTCCGAATAAAGTATATTTATATATACCATTAAATCCCGTGTTTTGAGATCTTTCAACAGAATTTCTTAAGAATAATTTTCCAACACCTGTAATCTCTGGCTCTTTTGGGCGTTCCCACCCTCTATCATTTTCGTTTTCTTGTTCGTATGATTTATAAAATTCACTTTTCCCCGCAGACATTTCATTGTTTTCGTGTTGTTTCAACGGAAATCCGCAATTGATACACATTTCTGCTTTGTCTGAAATTTCTTTTCCACATTCAGGACATTTAATCAACGCCATGTGTTACCCTCCCGCCACTTGTAATAAAATGATTCTACCACAAGTGGTGGTATTTGTCATTATAAATCCAGTTCCTTTTTTATATCTTCAATCGTCTGTTTTGATGTTTCTAGATATAAAGGCAAATCTTCTACTAAATGTTGAAACTCTATATCTGTTTCTGGTGTATTCATTGTTTTTAATATGTCATTTTTCTGCTCATCATTGATATTGTTATTTTTTTCAAGTACATCGCAAATTTTTCTTATTGCATTTCCAATTCCAATAAGTGAACTCGGTACATTATATACCTTACATCCGCTTTCCAATTCATCTATTCCGTCATAGATACCAATAATTACTCTAACATTGTATTTTTTATCATACAACATATTTCCAAACCAACCCTTAAAGATTTCTCCCTCAATTTCAAAATCAAAAACACCTTCTGAAAATTCATATCTTTCATAGAGTTTAGAAAATTCTTCAAATTCTTTCTTACTTTCAAAACTCATATCTAAAGTATACATTCTACTTTCTTTTACAAATTTTTTTACTGAAAATTCTTTTCCATCACATAATAATATAGCCATAAAATCCTCCCATATTGTTTTTTTGAAAACATTATATCATAGCATGAGAGGATTTCAACTATTATCCCCAAACAGGATCAAATGCCGCACTATCTCCATATCTTCTTTTGGCTTCGCCTTTATATACAGATTTAGCCGCATTAAATACATCATTATTACTTAACATTGGTTTTTTCAAAATTTCTGACAATAATTGATTTTGCTGTTTAAGTAACGCAATTTCCTGTTGCGCCGTACTGTACACTGCATCTCGAATACCTGTAATTTCCTGTCCACCGGCAACCGCTGTTTTCCCTCCAACAGTTCCCAGCATTTCTGCCCGTCCATTTTCTCCCGCCATAAACATACTGTACTGGCTTGGGAATCCTCCGGCGGCAAAAGTAGGAATTTTCCCGAGATTTATACTTCCGGCTCCAACAATCTGCTTTCCAGCAATGTTTACCGCATCCCACGAAAAAGAAAGCTTTGAGTTCATCCAGTTTGCAAATCCGTTCCATATGTGCTTTACAGCGGCTATAGCATTATTCCATGCATTTTTTAATCCATCTGAAATACCACTAAATGTCCACTTGTCTGTTGTAAACTTTGGAGCAACATCTTGATTCCACCACTTATAGAATCCGGTGTTTTCCCACCATCCAGTAAATTCCTCCCACTTTTTAGATAGACCTTTTCTTATGCTTTCTCCAAGATTTTTCCATGTATCTTCTGTAAACCATGGAGAAACTTTCTCGTTCCACCAAACGGCTATACCTGTGTCACTCCACCATGTAGAGAATTCCTCCCATTTAGTCGAAAGACCTTCTTTTATTCCGTTTCCTATTTCAAGCCAATGATCTTTAGTAAACCAAGGCAAAATATTTTCTTGAATGTATTCAGATGCTTCATTCCACTTTTCTTCTATTTTACCTTTTATTTCTCCTATTTCTGTCTGTATTGAAAGCTTTTTTTCTCCCCAATATTCTTTTACATCTTCCCACCATGAAGAAACATCCTCTAAAGTTGTTGTTAATTTATTGCGAACGGGTAGTTCAACATCTAATCCCCACCATTCTTTTACGTTGTCTTTAAACCCAGATATTTTTTCTCTCAAGTTTGGAAGAACAACTTCTGCTCTTAAGTCCACATTATCTAGACCATTTATTTGTTTCCACTCATCTATCCATGCTTTTAAATCAAAGCTACTTGGAACTTTTAGGCTGTCTGGAACATTATTATTGAAATCGTTTAGCGCCTTTTGGTATTCATCTAAAGATGCATAATCTTCTTTTTTCGGCATCTTAATGTTTAAGTCAACTCCGTCTGAATAACGATCAAGTATTCCTTTTTGACTCAAAATGCCCCCACCATATGCATTTATCCACTCAAACGGATTTATAAGCTGCTTTAAGCTTTCTTGCAAATATTGTAAAAATCCACCATCCTTATATGCTTTTACTAGATTTTCTGCATCTTTTTTTATACTGTCTTTTCCAATAGTAAAAGTTAATGCACCAGCTGCAACGGAAAGTGAAATCGGAACTACATAAGAAAGTATTGACTTTACTGACTCTTGTCCAAACGCCGCCACAAACTTCTCACTAATCAGTTTTCCTATCGTTTCCTTAAGAATTTTACCTGTAAGAATTTTACCTGCATACTTAAGTGCAAATGCTCCAATAATAAGAGATATTGTCTCAAGATCAATTTCACTCAAAAAATCCGTTACACCATCCCATACTTCTGACCACTTGATATTTCCAATTGCTGTTGTAATAGTGTCATATATTCCATGAACCCATGTATTGATTGTTCTACCAAGTGCCGAAAAATCAAACGTTTCAAAGAATCGATTCACTCCTGCGGCAATGGAATCTCCCAGATTTGTCCAGTCAAATTCTTCTCCAAATGACAAGGCTGAATAAATTGCTGTGTTAAGCGCACTTGCAATTGTCATGCCGACATCTCCAAACAATCTTGGTGTAATAAGCCCATTAAGGAAATCTGCCAGCCCTTTTCCAAAATTTCTAGCCTTGGAATAAATTCTATCCCAGTCAATAGATTCCATGGCATCTGATAACGCATCGCTGATATACGCCCCAAGTTCCCGCAAACTTCTGATCTGACTTTCATAGTCTTTGAAAATGGTATCTACCTGTACCAGCCCACCAGACGCACCACCTCCGGATGCACCACCACCGCCGGAACCACCAGAACCAGATCCGCTTGAATTATCCGGAGTGGTAATCAGATTCAGTTCGTCAAAGGCTCTTAAGCCCTTATTCATCTTTTCAACGTTCTTCGCTGCCTGTCCAGTGCTGTCTGCTATATCAGCCGCGCTCCCTGCTGCATCAGACCAATCATCTGCCAAACCACCGGCAGAAATCTCAAATTTCCATCCGAAGATTGATCCTAACGCATTGGTTACTGTCGTTGCAAAAGCAATAACTTTCTGCATGACTGCATTAAGAGTTCTTACAAACGGTTTAAAAGCGTTAATAAGTGCGCCACCGATAATAGCCGCAAGCTGTTCAAATGACTGCTTAAGTATTCTTATCTGGTTTGCCCATGTGTCTGATGTTCTCGCAAAGTCTCCTTGCGCCGCGGCTGTATTAGCCATAACATACTGATACCGGAGCATGGTCTTTTCTGCCTGCGTCATAGACGAAATGTCGGCATCTAGTCCCTGTTTCATAGCCCACTCTTTAAGGGTAGCCTGTGTGAGGTCAAGACCATATTTTCTTAAAGGCTCTGTCTCTCCGGTAAATACTGCCTGCAGGTTTCTTGCAACGTCAGACTGTTCCATATCATAGAAAGAAGCCATATCCGCAGTCAGCTTTGTAAGCTGTAGCGACATGTCAGCCATCTTTCCTTGTGAAAATCCCATGGCCGTACCCATAGCTTGGAATCGGCTTGCCACCTGTTTAGCGGTCAACTCTGACATGCCAAAATCCTGTATGGATGTTTTTGAAAAGTCCTGTATCAGCTTCTCATAATTGCCGAATGTGGTACGTACAACGTTCTCAACCTCTGTCAAAGAAGATGATATGTCGATAGCATCCTTGATCTTTGAAAAAGCACGAAACAACAGCCAGTATGATGCGTACAGCTTTCCCAACGCTGCAGCAAGGCTAAAGCTGTTACTCTTTGCCTTGTTCGCAGATCCACTAAAAATGTTCAAACTTTTTCCGAGAGATGTTGCTGCTCTACCGGATGATGCTCCTGTTTTTGCCAAATTGGCAAGTGCTTCTGTCATCCGGATGATGTTTGCGCTTACGTTAGGTGCTTTCGAAAGCGTCTCAAACAGGTATTTAAGGTTATCTGCAAGCAAAGGTATGTTGTTTACTGCCCTGCCGCTCGCAACGCTTCCTAACCTTGATATGGACGTCACAAGGCTACTCATGTTTGTCATATCAAATTTCAGTTCGCCGATTTTATTCATCTGGCGCACAAAATTCTGTAGTTGCGCTGATATTTGCGGCAAATTGGCTGTCGCCTGTGTAGAAATCTTACCACCAAGTCTGCTGATACTTCCTATCAGATTGGTCAAACCTGTTGTATCAAAGTTAAGCGCCCCTACGCTGTTCATTCCTTTGACAAAGTAAGCAAGGTCATCCTTAATTTTAACTAGATTGCTTGTTCCTACAGTAGCCAACGTTCCGCCCATTTTAGACAGTGCCGCTGCCGTATTCATAATTCCACTTGCATCAATCGTTTTCGTATCTTTCATTCCTGCCGCAAGATTTTTCATTGCCGCAGATATACCATAGAAAGATGATGTATCTACATTTGAGAATTTGCTTAATGCGGTGGCAAGTGATGTAATCTCTTTTGATTTTGCACCCTTAAAACCTGTCGCCGCGTCAGACATGCTTCTAATTCCAGATGCTATGTTTGAAAGTTTACTGGTATCAAATGATAGACTTTTTCCAAGACTATCCAAACTTGATGCAAGTTTATCAATGGAATCACTCGCTTTTGCAGAATCAGCCTTAATTTTTATCTGTAATTCATCAATATCTGCCATGACCGCACCAACTTTCTACACATAATAAAAAGACGGTAGGCTGTGACACCTTACCGTCCTTGATTTTTTACTGAATCAAAATTTTCTGCCCTACATAAATTTTGTTTGGGTTCTTGATCCCGTTGTCTTTCTGCAATTTTGCAACCGTTACATTGTTTTCTTTTGCGATCTTTGAAAGCGTATCTCCTCGTCGTACCGTATACGTTGTTTTTTTATCTGTAGACTGCACAGAAGCATCCGTTGATCGAATATCTCCATCGTTGCACCAGCCTACTGCAACTCCATTTTTTGAAAAGCAATATGGATTGTGCGTACCCGACTTGATTCGTGTAATCGTTCCGGAAGCATACTTGATGATCGCATCTCCAATGCCAGCCGTGGAAGATTTGTAGTAAGAAGAAACCGTGATTTCCTCTCCAACCTTATGAAGCGTGTTCTCTGGCTCCGGCATAACATTTACCGTGTCTACCGCTACATACAGTTCATTCAGATCGACGCATCCGGAAACACCGGCTACAAATCCCTTTGAACTGTACTGCCATCCGTAAAGTTCATGAAGAATATCAGGCTTCTTGTCTTCCGGTGCGTCTGCCGTAATCATCATAGGCGTACTGGAAGGGTATCTTGCGACCCAAAACGGGCAATCAATATGCTCAAGATATGGCTTGATATAGCTGTTGTAAAAAGACAGACCCGTGTATACACCAAATTTGCACCCTGCGGCTTCAATGATCTTCTGATATTCATTGATAATAGAGACAATCTTATCGCCAATATTCTGCTGGCACTTATCCTCTACATCCAGCCATACCATCACATTTCTTCCGGCAAGAACTTCGATCACTCTTTGCGCATCGGTCTGTGCCTTTTCTGCGTTAGTTGCGTAGCTGTAATTGTATACACCCTGCACTGGAACGCCAGCTTCTGTTGCTCCTGTCCAGTTTGCTTCAAAATACTTGTCCGGCTGCAAATCTTTTCGGATTACTTTCAAAATGGCAAATTCAACGCCGTTCTCTGCTACTTTTGACCAGTTAATATTTCCATTGTACCCGGAAACATCAATACCTTTAATTTTCATGTGGCACCTCTTCTTTCTTTGGGTGGCTCAACTCATAATTTGATTGCATAATTTTCAGTTTTGCCACAAATAATTCTCTTTGTTTCTGAATTTCCTCTTCTGTCATTTCAGAATCGTTTAACAAACTATGCTCTGTGATAGGCTTGTCTACATACTTTGATTTAGCTTTTTTACCAGCAAGGCAATGTTCTACTGCCACCGATACCGCAGACAATCCGTATGTTCCAAACCACATCCACATATCATTGTCTTTTTGCTTTTTCTCTAAGTTGTAAGCGTCTGCATATGGCTTTAAATCAGCCGGACAAGACGTGTCTATTTCATGCACAGTAAATCCGTACCCCTTTGTAACTAAAAGCCAAAACGGGCGGATTTCCGTGCAATATCTTTCCCATGTAAGATCTTCTGATTTCTTATCCGCTACTTTGTTTTCGCTGTTTTCTTCCGCTCCGCATTGAGCAACTTCGATAAAAAACCGTTTTCCAACAATTCACTTAAAAGGCTGTTGTAAAGTGCCTGCACATCCGAATCATCAGAGTCAAAGTAATCATCTAACATGGCGTATACAACGCCCATTTTTTCATCTTTCTCATCCTCATTTTCCGGATTATAGCCAAGTTCGTCACCGTGAAACTTTTGAGCACCTACCAGAATTAACTCCGGCAGAAGGAAAAGCATGCTGTCAATAACCTCAAGATCATCGGTCTTCTGCTCGAGACCCGCGATCTTCTTAATGATTCCGCTTTTTACTGTTGCTTCATATCCAAATTTAATCTGTAACTCTTTCTCTCCAAGCTTTAATTTTGTCATATTCTTTCCCTTTCTCCCTCTCATATAGGGAAAGGGCAGTCCGAAGACCGCCCTTTTCTTTTACACTGTTTCCTCAAGTTCCGATTCGGTTGTCTGATTATCGTCAGCCGATTCAACCGAACTATTCGACTGACGTGTTATTCCCCCGGTGTGAACGCCACAGCCGTGTCCATTCCCTTATATTCCTCAATGGTAAGGTTCATTTCAACCGTCAAAAGCTCATTCTGACCAATCTCCGGCTGCGGTATCTGCTCCGGTGGCTGCGCAACCACAAAAAACGCATCTGCAAATCCAGGGATAATGGTTTCAAACCACATTCTTTTCCCATCGGTAAGCGCTTTGTACGCCGTGATAAGTGCTTCCCACTCTTCTTTTGTGGCATCCGTAAGGTTTACCGTGATAGGGAAAGAGCCACCGGTATCTGCGCGACCCTTTACATATCTGGTAATAGCATCTTCTAATGCAGATGCGTCAATCTGTTCCGGCTCAATGTTAATACCGCCGATTGCGTTAATTCTTGTAAGCTGTTTAAACGATGTAGGCTTTGTTCCGGCTGTCGCTTCTGTGCCATAGCCAAACGTAATTCCTAACGTAGACAATCCTGCTGCTGCCATTTTTACCTCTCTTTCTACCGCCAAATAATGCGGTTATCGGGCACATCTTTTTGCACCCGGTGCATAAAAAATAGAGCCTTTCGGCTCTTTTACATCAATCTGTCGTTGGCTCCGATTATCCGCCGGAACCTTGCAACGCTTCTAAATTTTTTTTCGCTGTCGTTTTTAAACTCCGGCATTGCTGTGATCTGAAATCGCATCTGCTTAAATGCATCAGCTAAAATAGCCATGATCCCTTTTGCATCACTTTGCTTTGTGTTTGTAATGACGTCAACCTGTATTGTTTCCTGCACCGCATTTACGGATGTGCCCTCTAAATCTGCCCCTCGTTCAAGCCCCGGCATCTCGTGAATGTAAATAGTCGGGAAAACAGGGTCTTTATCAAGGTTCTTTTCAACCGTTATAAATGCAGTGTCAAAATTCATGCTTTTGTATTTCTTCTGTAGTTTTGGTTTGGCTATCGTTACAACATTGGAAAAAATGTTTGTTTCAAGGTCAAATACCCACTGGTTGTCTGCCATTATCCAAACACCTCCTTTGCTGTCTGTGTAACAATCTGACGCAACTCATTTGCGGTCAGATACATGAATGGTCGGCTTGGCATTCCCTCTGTAAACCACCAATCGCCATTGTCGTCCTGATAAAACCATCCATATCTTCCATCTGAAATCTGATGGATAGTTTTTCCACTTGCGTACTGCCACGAAACACCCTCTGGCAGTTTCCCAGGATAAGGACTTTGCTGTCCCACAATTCCGGTTCCAAACTCAACAAATGCGGCATGGTCTGTACCGGCTATTACCGCCCATATCCCGCCGCCCTTAGTGCTTCCTTCATATTCCGCGTGAACACTTGAAATCAGTTCCGATGTAAATATTGCGTCAAGGTCAGCAATTTGCACTCTGGCAATCTCTACGCCCTTTTCCGCGAGTTTTTCTGCCAATAGCTGACATTTATATGTCAATCTGTTTTGATAGGCTCTAAGCTCTCGTATGGCGTTCTGAATAGACTTTTCAGACAGGCTCATTGTGATTACTTTCTTTCCCATGCCGCACCTACTTCACATTTTTTTGCAATAAGAACAAATCAACCGTCAATCCCTCGTCTGCGACACCTTTTACAATGTAATCAGCCGAATTTTCATCAACGATTGTATTCTCTTCATCTTTGTACCTTACATCTGACCGTTTCCATACCAAAGAGCCGACGCTCAATGGAAGTTTCCCTTTGTCCTCGACAATCTGAACAAAGTTTGTTGAATTGTCAACGCCAAACTCTTTTATAAGTGCTTCACTCAACTTATTGCTGATTGAAGAATAAAAAACCACAGGCTTCTCATAACCTGTGGTATACTCTCCGGTTGTTTTCGGTATTTTGTTTCCATCTTCATCGAGGTAATAAATTACATTTCCATCAGAGTCGGTATATGACGAATATTCGATGTTTCCATCCTCGTCCGTCACATACACCGGAACCTTTCCGCTCTGTAGCGAATAATTCATTTTTTGCTTGTTAATTTCAAGCATTTCACTTCACATCCTTGCCGAACCGCTTCCACAGCTCAGAAAGCTTTTCCCATCCATACATCGCGACAAACGCAACTATAAATCCTGCAATAATAGCGGCTAAAATCATGTACCATAAGATTGATGTCTGGATGTACTGCATGTATGCCACAAACGCAGCGACCGTGATACCGATGGAAAGGACAAATACCAAGATGTCCGTCGGAACCTTAGAAAATACGCCTACACCTTTGATTACCTGTGTTACCACAGACACAACAAATGCCAGCGCACCAATAACCGCCAGAATAATTGTCATGTTAGCAATTACCGACTGTATAATATCCATGATTAAACCTCCTTTTCATCATTAAGACGGGTTTCTATTCCGTCAATTCTGTGATGAGCCGATTTCACACTTTCCTCCACCTTTATGATCCTGTTGTCATGAGAATTGATTTCTTTTCGCATCTCGGAAACTTCATTTTTGATCTCGGTCGTGTTGTTTGAAATGGCATCCAACTTCATGTTAATGCGTGTGTTCTCCCGCACGCGCTCTTCAAGATCCGTGTTGTCTGTCCTTTTGTTGCTCTTCAAGCCCATAAAGACGGAAAAACCAAGCGACAGCACGCTTATAATGATTGCTGTTGATATCTCAATCGTCAAATCATATACCGCCTTTCATTTTTTATGGCACACCGCCCACCACCGCTCAATGTGTGCCGCCTGCTACGTTTTGCCAACATCTGCAAAACGTAACGCACAATCTTCTAAACTCCTCGAAATCGATGGGTTATAATGATTTTATAAACGGAAATACTCCCACGAACAAGCTTTCCCTGTCTTTCCAGCTACGGCTTACGCCGTTTTCTGAATAACTTGCCATATAGGCTTCTCCTGCCTGTGAATGGTCGTACACGGCTAAATTGACGATTACATCCTCAAACTGTTTCAAGTCTTCGGATATTTTTTCATCCGTGTAGCTTTCCGGGTAATTCCGCTTGCTTACCACTTCATTTCTTGCCTGCTTGATAAGCTGTTCAATGTAAGGATTATCTTCTTTCTGGTCGAACACGACAACATCAGAAGTAACACCATCTTCATCCGCAACGGTTTCAATATGAAATTGTTTCAGTCTGATTTTGACCTGTTCTAATGTTGTATATTCGTCCATTCTTCCCCACCTATAATCCGAACTGCTCGATCAAAATGCGTTTCAGTTCCGCTCCACTGATTTCTTCTGCACCCTCGATTCCATGTTCAGCGGCAAGTGCCTGTAAATCAGCAGTGCTCATTCTGTTAATCTCTGTCTTGGTGTACCCGCCGGAAGATTTCTCTCCCGGAACAATGTCCGGGACTTCATCTCCTGATTTGTACCATCTTCCATTTCGCTTTACCGTGTATTCAGCAACCATACAGCACCTCCTACGCAACTTTCATGACAACAACGCTGTCCATGCCCTCAAAAGTAGGCAATCCAATCATTGACACAACGCAATGAGTGTTGATTGGATGATTTGTTGCGTATGTATACACAGAAATTCCAGTCTCCACAATTGACAGATTTCCATCTGTTAAGCTGCCGCTTCTCTCTTCCGGTGTCTTTCCGAAGACATAATCTCCAAGGTACACGCCGGATGCCTGCGCTGAAATAACTCCTGTAGGAATAAAATATTTGGTAGCACCGTCTGCAGGGTCGATGTAAAGTTTGTCGTAAACTTCAATCTCGATGCCGTATCCTCTAAGATACTCTGTAACCTGCCCCTGCTGTAAGCGAATACCGCCATTGTAAGCAGTAATTCCAAGCACCTGTTTCTTTGTGTCCTCCGCCTTAAGGACCATTTCCCATGTTTCTGTATTCATGCTAAAGCGTGCAAGGGAATATCCGGTTTTCTTTGCAAACTCACGTTTAATCTCGATAAGGTCATCAAGTGGCGTTGCTGTTTCGGATGCAGACCATTTATCGGTATCGCTTCCGGAGATATCCTTGTAATGGTCTCTCTTGTGCGCCACTCCATTGTCCGAAGTATAATCCACATAGTAGCTCTTTCCGCCAATTGTTACCTGTACTCTTGGGATACCATCAGATGGTGCTAATAACTGCCAAATCTGGCGTTCCGGCACTACTCTTGCCCCCTCAATAAGCATCATCGGTTTTTTGCTGATTTCTCTAAGCACCTGGTTTGCCATGTTGGAATTTTCTGCCGACTGGTAATTTGCATACTCCTGCTCTTCACGCTCTGTTACCATGTAAGATTCACGGTAGAAAGGCATCTCGTTCTGAATGTCCGAAAATCCACCGACGTCTCTTAACTCTGCCTGCGCATCAAAATTGGATGCCTTTAAGGATACCGGAAGACCGTTTTTCCCTTTGATAAATCTAAGCTCAAGGCTGTCCTGTTTTCTGGTTCCAAATTTCTGTCTACCTAAGTAAGGCGCAGAACCAAGCGTTTTTTCATAATTATTCCACATAACCCCAAGGCTTCTTGCGGTAAATGCTTCTGATAATGGTAATGCCATTCTCTAATACCTCCATTTCTTAATCAAAAAAAGTGACACGCGGTGTTGCTGCTTTTGCAGTTTCTTCCACGGTCACTCCGTTCGCTGTTACCTTTGCGCTGTCAATAGAACCCTGATATACATAAGTTCCCGGCGCATCTCCCATTGTTACGTCAACATCTTCCAGAAGATATCCTTTGCAAGATGCATCATTGCTAGGAAATGGTGTTCCTGCCTTTGCAATTTTCTTTCCGTTCTCATCTGCACTTGTTACCATTGTCTGCGGAACGATGCACGCCGCACCCTCATAAGGAAAGAATTTTAAAATTCCTTTACTCTGTGTAAAGTCTCTTTCAATCGGTTTTCCCATAATTTACCTCCTATAAAACATAATGGTCTTTGGCTTCTGCATTTTTTGCCGGTTCGCCAAAGCTGATACTTTCGGCATTTTCAACATCTGCCGTTTTTTTATTCTCTCCACCTGCAGTACCGCCGCCCGGATTTTCAGAATTATTTGCGATCTCCTGTTCCTTTGCCTGCGCTGCTGCGGTTTCCTTTTCGGATGTAATCTTTCCAAGAGCGTCATAATCAAGGCTTCCATCATCTTTGACGACAGATTTTGCCTGCTCTGCATTGATTTTTAACTTTTCCATCAATGCTTCGCGCTGGTCTCTGATAGCGTTTTTCTTCTGCATATCTGAAATCTGCTGATTTGCTGTCTCTAACGCCTTGTTTGCTTTTTCAAGTTCCGTGAGGTTTCCTGCTTCCATTTCATCCAGCTTTTTCTGCAACTCATCTGCGCTGTCTGCCTTTGCCTTAAGCTCTGCTGCTTTTGCCTGTTCTCTCTGTACGGCACTGCCGTAATCAGCAATGATTTTTTCAACATTTTCCTCACTGATACCCATTGCAATTAACTCTTCTCTTTTCATTGATTACCTCCGATATGTCTTTACGAATTTTTGCGGTGCAACGACACCGAATGACACTGTTGTTTTTTACGCTCACAACTTTGCGAATTTTTATAAAATAAAAACAGCAGCCGATTACTCGGTAGCTGTCTTATTTCCAATAATTATTATTTTGTTTTGTGCCACTTATCAGCACCTACGGGTGTTTCTATTGTTTTTTCTATTGTCCACCCTCGTCCCAATCTTGAATATAATATTTTAGGGTCAATTTTTAAATATCTTGCCCATTCTGAAACCGTCTTTGTATCTCCTTTGTATGTTAAATACTTTTTCCCTGTATTTAATGTTTTTCTAACTTTGGTAGTCAACGCTTTTTCTGCTGAATACCCTTTGCTTATTCTCCATCGAATAGTCGATTCTGCAATTCCTAATTCATCCGACCATTCTTGTAAACTTTTTCTTTTTCCTTGATATTCAAGAAAAACTGTATTTGTTTTATTATTTGCTTGAACCTTTGCGTTTACAAATCTACAATTATTTGGTTCATAGTCGCCATCAACATTTATTCTGTCAATGCTCTGTTCTTTTTGGTGTTTATTTTCGTCAAATCCATTGGCATATGCCCATTCAGCAAAACTCTTTACACCATTTTCCCCTAGCCATTCATCGCATACTTTAATACCTCTTCCGCCATACTTTTCATATTTGTTATCATTTTTGTTATAACACCTTGCTTTCATGCTTTCCCAAGTTTTATATACTCTTGTCCCTGTTAATCCATGAGTATAATTTTTTCCTTTTACTTTATCTGTCATATTATCATCTCCTTTGTTTTTATTATATCATAGTTGCTAGTAACTTGCAAGCAACTTGACAATTATCTTTTAGCAATTTATAATGTATAAAAGTGAGGTGATAATATGTCTCAAGGACAAATTTCTAAAAATAAGGTTAAAACTACCATTGTTATGGAGAAGGAACTTAAATCCTCTCTTGAACTTATTGCAAAAGAAGATATGCGTTCTCTTAATAACCTTATGGTAAGCATTTTAAATGATTATGTGAAATCAAGAGCAAACAAAAACTAAACTGTCGGCTTTTGATTTTTTATATTTTTCTTTTCTTCATTTACCATATCTATTGTTTTATATAAAGCATCAAAATATGGCTGTGATTGTAAAGATACCTTTTCGGCATCTCCCCATAATCCACAAGTTGCAACTGCTATTCTTGGATTTATTCCAGATTGCAGCATTTGTGCAAGTGCCTGTGTTTTTGTGTAAAGGTTATCTAATGGGCTATGGTTAATTTGAACATCAAAGTCTCTTGGAGATATTTTCAAGTCATTTCCAGTTACCCTTAAAATATTTAATATTATTATTGCCAGTCTTTTCTCTGCTGACTTGATAATAGGGTCTTTTTGTTTTGCCCTAGTCTTTGAGAAATCCCACCCAGCTCTTAAGGATACGGCACCTTGTGTATCTCCTCCAGAGTTTTGAGACTCTCTGTTTGGTATTGCTAGTATTGCTTGTAAATTATCAAGCAGATCATCCTTTGCCACCTGACACTGACTCTGGTTAAGTTCCTGCGTCATAATCTCAACATCGGCTTTGTTATCCTTATTGTTAGACTTTACAGTCAAAGCATGGCTCATTTTCATCTCTTCAAACGTCTTATTGTCTATTTCACAGTTTACAAACTTAACCCAGTATTGAACAAACTGCTCAATTCCATCCATTCTGTTCGACTGCATGTTGTTTATGGCATCCAGAAGCCCTATGACAAGTTCAATGTCCGATATTCTTTCATGGTTGTTTGGGAACTCAACAATAGGAATGCTTCCAAATGCATGCAATTTCCATTCAGAAGCTACTCCATTTTGAATTTTGCATGAATAATTGTCTGTATAGCACAGTTTGTACCATCTTCCATCCTCGTCTTTAAGTTCTTGTACTGCAAGAACCGGTTCTTCCGTGCTCCGATTATAAATAACACACGTATTCATCGGAGTAGGAGCAACAATCTGAAATGGTATTTCTCCATTTGAAAATCTTACCGCCTTAAAAGATGTTCCGGTTGCTGACTGCCACTCTCCTGCTTTAATGTCTTTTTCCTGTTTATTCGCATCCACAAGATAGTCATTCAGCGCATCCACTGCCCGATTAATTTCATCATCATCTTTTCGACTGATAAACTGTATTGGCTCGCCATATGTCTGTCCTACTTTGAACTGAACAATCTCATACGCATGATTTTCTACTATTTTGTTTGTAATATCAGCATTTTGTACCTTTAATCGGTATAAAATCGGCTGATCTCCTTTGTAATACCGCCATAGGTATTCTATGATGGTTTTGTTGTAATAATAATTACCTATGCAGTCTCCCACCACCTTGACAATATTGTCTGCTGTGATGGTTTCAACATCAGTATATAAAATTTTTCGCCCATAACAGCCCTTAACAAGATCTTGGAGAGATTTATTATTCATAATTGGCTCCTAAATAAACGTCATCCCACTGGATGTTGACCGGATTTGAAGGGATTTTAATTCTGTTTTTCCATTTTCCGGATAAAAAACAACTTTCTTGTGGCATTTTCTACATTCTACAGAAATGTTCATTGTTGAACGCCCATCGTGTGTGGCAACTTTTCTTCCGCAACGCGGGCAATATATTGTTTTTGGTGTATATCCCATAAAATCCTCTTTTCTTTGCAAAAGAAAAAGCACCGCCATAAATCAATCAATGGCAATGCTTTTTCTACTCCTCCAATCCAGCTTCTTTATAATAAGCTTTTGCTGTCCTGGAATACGATGATGGAATTATTCCATTATTCAAATTTCTTATTTTCTTTGTTTCTTTATACATAAGTTTCATGGCGTCTACTATTTTGTTTGGATTTTCCATGACAAGTTTGGTTGGTATTCTTATGGTTTCCCATTTTTCACCAAGTTCTTTTCTTATCTCAATATCCCTTTTCCCATCTTTTGCCAACCGAAAATCATGGAACCCACCATCTACTTCTAAACATATATGCATATCTGGTATAAAGAAGTCTATCTTGTAATTTAAAATCTTATGGTTTATCTTAAACCTAATATCGTTATCCACAAGAATTATTGCTGTAATTATTTCAGATATACTGAAAAAAGATTCTGGGCTTTCAATCTCCATTTGCCTAACAAAATCTATGGAATCTAGCATATCATTCATATAGCATTTACAAGATTTTTCCATTTCTCTTAACGCATTTTCATGCATTACCTGCAATTTTATTTTTGCATAACGTTCAACAAGTTTTTTATGACTTTCAATGTGTTCTTTTTTACACTTATCGCAAAAAACTCTTTCCATTGGTTCTATGTGCGAAAATTCAACTTCTTTTCCACAAGCTACGCATTTAAACTTTTCTTTATATGCATAATTAAAACGCTTGCTTTCTTCAATTTCTTTTTTTGTTGTTCTTAAATCCATATAAATGCCTCCCGCGATGTTCGCATCTCTCATGGGCTTTGCCCATTGTAATTATATAATTTTTTCAATATGACATTCTATGACATTTTACAAATAAGTTGCTCCATATTTTTGCTCAAATTTTTTTAATGCAATTCCATGAAGCCTTATTGTCTGTCTCCAAGAGTAATTCATTTCGGTTGCAATAACCTCAAATGTCTTTTTTTCTATGTACTTTGAAAACAACACATTATAGACATTCTCATCTTCCATGCTGTCTATCTGACTGACAATCTGATCTCTTTTAATGATATAATCATCAACCAGTGCATCGATCTTCCTTTCCATTTCATCAATCTTTGCCTGCTTCGCGCCTATCCTGTCAAAATTTGGAGTTGTCATTACTCTTTCTTCATTTGTAATTGACGATATGCTGCATGCCAGTTCTTTAAGTTGTGCCAGCTCTATTAGCTTATTATTTATCATCCGGTTAAGTCTGCTTATCTGGTTTAGATAGTCCTTTGTTGTCATATCAATACCTCCTAAACGGATTTACTGCCGCTTCTACTTTGGCTACGTTATTTCCATTTGTCACTCTAAGCGCAAAGTTTGAAAATACATCCGGCACATCATCCAATTGCTTTTTACCGGACACTGAATATCTCTTGAGAAGAGACATCATTACTCCATATGGCTCATTTTGCTTATATAATGATTGGTCTTTAAATATAACGTGCTGTAATATCCAGTTAGAGCACTGGAAAATCCTTGCTTCCTTGTTTGTCTCCGTCGGTGTGTCAGTAATGTTACATATCCATCCTTTTTTTTCGACACGCTTGTTTACTTCCATTGCGACACGGTCTCCGCCGGCGTTTCTCTCAAATTCACATTCCTGCACTTTGTTGTTTGTCAAAACATTTGCTGCATTTTCATACTGCATCTCATAATCTGCCGTGTTATCGCAAACACAATCTACACAGTAGTAATCCTCTCCGTATTTTTGCAATACCGGCAAAACAAAGTAATCCGTTCCTTTTCCCTTGGTATCGCACTGACCGGTTACAATCTCTGGCTCTCCATGTGGCAAATTAAGATACCGGCGTATTTTATCTTCCGGAAACAGCAATCCCTCTCGCTCAATCGGCTCCTGTTTGTAGAGACAGCGATATGATATGTCGTCCATCAATAATTGCTGGTCTTCAAAAAATTCTTTCGTAAACCCAGAAAATTCATAGTCAAAGTTGCTTTCTCCTGTAACTGGGTCTACATCCGGTACCGCAATAACCTTTACTCTCGGATTTCCCTCGTACATATTTTGGATGCGCCCTATGACGTCGTGTACGCTCCATCTTGTGGCAATATGTATTTCCTTGCAGTTCTTACCGTCCGTGTCCTGTATCTTTCTCTGGCGGGCATCTACGGCATATTTATCCCACAATTTATCAAGGATAATTGGATTCATTGCTTCTTCGATACCGCCTATCATATCGTCAACCAGTAAAAACTTAGAAGCCCTTACTTTACCGGCATTCTTACTACCAACAGACGTACATTGTACGGATGGAAACGATTTATACTTCCCGACATTAAACTGCTCCATCTTTGCGTTTGTGCTTGTCACGGAAAGATTTGGGAAAATTTCATTCCATGTATATTCTTCCGTATTTGTAACGATATCGTACACGCCGTCGTAGTACATTCTGGTAATATCTCCGCTGTGCGAATAAAAAAGGCTGAAATCTCTCGGAAACCATCCGGCAACAAGTGCGTGAAACATTTTTTCGACCGTTGTTTTGCCTGCGCCTGGGACAAGTGATACGCACAGGATGTCATATCTATCATCAATCATGCCTTGTAAAGCCTGTGTAAGCCCTATTTTGAGAAATTGATTTCTTCTTGGCATGTAAAACCGTTCTTTAGGATCTCTTTTCTTTTCCAAATACTGGAAAGCACTATCCACAACTTTGTTTTGCGCTTCCAAAAGCAAAATTCCGTAATATTTGTCCAGAATTTCATAAGATACCTTGTTTTGGAATGAATATTTCTCTAAATCCCATGGTGTGCCACCTGTAGATTGAAATATAAACTTCTTCGTCAGTTCTTTCGCTCTGGCAGAAACCTTTAAACCATACTCAACATCCTTTTCCGTCAGAATGGCTACCCTTGCCGCTTCTTCCATGGCATCCATGACCTGTTCATCAACGCCATGCACCTGTATGTAATTTTCATATCCATTTACTGTGGAAATTAGGCTTGAACTTGCCAAAAGAAAAGCACCTCCGCAAAAGCAGAAGTGCCTTGACCTCTGCCTATAACTGTTTTAGGGTAGCGACTAACTCCATTTGTTAGCCGGTAATATTATTTTATTTTCTTATTATTGGTTCTTGCTGATATTGACAAGTCCACTCTGAAATATCGTTGTTGTCGATATTTTGTTTTGCTTTTTCTATTTTCTTTGAGAATTTACAATGCCACAACGCATAATTAAGCCTTGATTGCGAATAGTAAATGCAACATCTGTCTTTCAAATACTTTTTCATCTTCGGATAGTAAAACCACGATTTTATAAAATCAATAATCATTTCCATTCTCACACAACACCTTCCTGCTTGCTTCTCGTCAGCTTCTCTTATTTCATCCATAAATTTCTCCTTATCTACGCATAAAACCTTTTCAGCCACTTCGACACATTCTTTTCTCTTTTCGTCATTAGTGCATTCTCTGTCTGTGTTATATCGGCAAAAGGTCAGGTTGCATTTTTTATTATTAGGTTCGATAGGCTCTTGTTTATAAAAACATTCATAAAGTTTTTGCCTGTCTGCCTCGTTATTTGCCACAATAACAAGTTCATCTTCTAAATTGGAACAATCTATAGGCTCGCCGTTTCTACCGCCTATTTCGCGCGATTGTGCTTCTCTAAGTGCTTCACGCTCTATTGATTCAATTACTTCTGCCATGCTCATTCTTCAATACTCCTATCAAATCATGCATTTGAATCAGTAGTTTTTAAATATTCAACGAACTGTGCCCAAGCCTGTTCGCATGTTAAATCGCCAACAGGATTTTGAACATAGTATTCTTGGAAATATTCCCTGGCCTTTTCTTTTTCATCTTCGGAATATGAATCCCATTTAGAAACTCCAGATTTCTTTTTGAAAAATTCACATTCATGTTCACTGTCAGCAAATCCAGCACCAGGAATCCATTTTCCCGGATGGTTGCACATTTCAGCCATCCCTACAACTTCGTTTCTATCAAATCCAAGGTAAGCACAATCATAACACGTCATTCTTCCGCCAACTTTCTGCCGCACATCGGACAAAATACAATATCAAAGTAGCCTGCTGCCTTACATCCTTTATAAATTATGATACCTGGCACTTTATCGCCGGTATTCTTCATAATCTGCGCATCTGTTAAATCCGTTTCATTGGCACGCTTACAAATAGCTTCTTCATAAAATCTCCTTCTAAATTCTTGCAACTACGTGTTCTTTTGCAATTTCTTCTTTTTCCGGGTCGTAAATAACCGAACCGTTTTTATCAGTCTTATTTTTGTCAAATTCGCATGAAACTTTTATGTACGGATATCTCAATGGCGTGCAGTCAGCATGGAAATCAATATTATACACTCCCTTTTGCCATTTTCCGTTAGCATAAATCTTTGTGTAACCGCCTTTTCTAGTTTTGATTATAATTTTTGAACGTGTTTTTTTCATTTCCAATGCACCTTAAACCCTTTCGCCGTATAATTACCAACTGCCTGTTTCAGTTCTTCCTTGCTTTTATATTCCTCTCGAAGCATGATTGCTACCTTGTTCTTTTCCACAGCGTATATGCCGCAGGTAACAGCTTTGCTCGCCGTATCAAGGACTGCTTTATACTGTTTGCTGTTCATCTCGTATGTGCTGTTATTTATATTAACAATCATTTTTCATAAACCTTTCAAAATCTTCCATACATTTATAGCACAAGTCGTATGTGACATTTAAAATACCATTCTTTGTAATTGAATTCCCGCACAATATTCCTTTTTTAATTTCTGCACCACACCTGTCGCAAGTGCACCATTCTTTTTGATGTTTCATTCTTACACCTCCACACAATCGCATTTTGTGCAAGAGCCAAGACCTTTAATGTAATGGCTTCTCGTATCTTCAATGTTTCTGCAATCTATGACTTTCCCCTCATCAATACACTCTTGCAAGTATTCGCATTTATCGCATTTCGTATCTTTTTCAACATGTCTTACTATTTTATATTTTTTAAAATATGGACATGTACAAAGATCATCATACAATTCATCGTTATGGTTTTTATCACAAGAAAAAAATGGAAATTCATCACATGTTTCTTCATCAAATAGGTAATCTTCGTCAAAATATTCACATTTTTCACAGTTAATCGCCATACTCACACCTCAATCAAAGTGTCAATCAGTTCTTCCAGTTCCTTTTCTGTCTTTTCTTTCGGAGTTTTTCTAAATCTTGTGGAAACATACTCCAAAATAGCTTTTATCTTCAAACACTCTTCTGGACTTGGAAAATAATTCTTCGGACGTACAGTTTCTTTGCAGATATACTCTGCATTTTCCATACCAAGACAGGATAAACAACTGGAATATATGGGTAATGAACTGCATTTGAATAATTCAGCCTTAATCACTAAATGTTCTTTGTCGTATTCAAAATTCTTATCATGTGCCTTTAATTTTTCTTTGATTTCATCAAGGAACTCAACGCATTGCTTTGTTGAATAGCCAACATACACAAATTCAAAATACATACTCACACCCCATTTTGCGTAAAAAATACCAACCATCGAATAGCGGCACAAGGAATCGAACCTTGTCATACCAAACCATGCCAACCGCTTTCAAATCTGCAATTTCTATTCACGGAAGGGTTTTATGTTACCAATGATACCGCTTACCATCCATACATCTTCCATCGACCTGAACTATTGCAGTAGTGCCAGACTAAGTGAAGATAAGGAATTGATGTGGCGTGGATTTGCACCACGCAGGAGTGTACAATCTGGTCATCTATGTTGTCGGTTTCAACCAATTCTCTACGACAATTCCGTTTACCTATTCCGTCACACATCAACACCCAATTTTGTTCGGGCAAACGCAGTGTGTAGGATTCGAACCTACAAGGCGAATAAACGCCCGACCGGATAGCAACCGGCTCCAATTCCATTATGGGAACACTGCATCTTGATGGTGCGATTTCTTAAACAACCCATCCATTACAACTGTCTACCACGCACCTGCCAAACAGTGTTTTTAGGGAGTTGAGTGAAATAGGGAAGAGAGGAATCGAACCTCTATTGTTTACCACTTGGAAACTGATTTACAGTCAGCCGCAACACCGCCAATCGTTGCCGCTTCCCCAAAATGCGCGGACACCTCACTCCATATCTCTGTACGCGACCGCGCTACGCATACAGTATCAGATCAGCTCGGCACCATCGGAACGGAAGGATTCGAACCTTCAATCCGGCTCTCGTTGTTGTTTTCCGTGTACACGCCACTTTTACCAATTAAGCTACGTTCCGAAACCGCCATCAGACGGTTAGCAATAATGTTTATCGTGCCATGCGTTGCACTAGGCATACAAAATGCCGATTACAGCCAAACCATAGAGCGCATGCAAGCAAACAGCATAATTTGACCGCTTAGACAGGCAAGGATTCGAACCTTGCATTATCGGCTTCAGAAAAGGTGTGGTTGCTGACTACGGATGATCGCCCGTCTGCCACTTGGCAACACTCTTACCGATAGGTTTCTTTACCTGAAATACCCATTCTGCCACTGCCTAACTATATGGGGGAATTATATCTTTGACAGCTCAGGCACCGTGGGATAGGCACCCGAACTATCAATAGGAATCCGCCTGTATTGCTCGTCAGCAAATTACGGGACAACCATCATCCAACACCAAGCGTTCTTCCGCCTTGCCGCACTCCGCGGCAAACGCCACCGGACGGTCTCGCACCGTCCTTAACAGAAACGTCCTAGTGGCGAAAGGAGAAATACGAACTTTTCGTATTCCGAGATAAGCTTTACACTTATCTCTCAATCGGAACGGCAGGACTTGAACCTGCGACCGCTCGGATATAAGCCGAGTGCTCTACCATCTGCGCTACGTTCCGTCACAGCGCGCATAGCGCGCCGTTTATGATAGTATTTTTGATCTTTTTATTTTGCCGACGTCCACTAACACCGAATAATTGCTTGCGCCGAGTTTTTTCTTGCAAAAACCGAATGCCAGTGGACTTAAGCTATACTGGATGCTCCGACTTCTCAGACTGGTGCTCAGCGTCACTGTCAAGATCCAGAACGTCGGTTTCTCCCGTATGTTTTTTTCTGCTTATATGTATTCTTCCGACCGTAGTTAAAATTTCCGGCAGGAATCGAATACCAAATATCGGGTCATACAAAACCATATCATCATCTCCACATTGCAAATATATTAACAAGAAACAATGCAATAAGTGATCCCCAGACTGCCACAGCGTCCTTTTCGTTTCTGCTATCTCTTCCAAGCAAGAAAAACGTCAAAATCGCAAGGGCATCAAATGTTGTTATGACTGTTTTTAAAATCAACATAATTTACCTCCATTTTCAAAACTTCCCGTACCGGACTCGAACCGATAAATGCTGGGATCAAAACCCAGTGTCTTACCATTTGGCAAACGAGCAATGCAAGCAATCTATTTCTCCGGCATATAGTAAACAAGGTTATCAAATACTGTTGCTGCCATCCTTGGATCATCCATCTTGACGCATCTAATCGGTGTATTTTGTGATGCTGCAACTAATGCAGAGACTTGTTTCTCGTCCATATTTGTGCAAACTACCTGTACAGGCGCATATGCTTTATGCATGTCCATAAATACTTCTGCCGCTCGTTCTGGTGTAGCATATTTCCCAATGACAAAAGTTCTTCCATCAAAAGTAGCGCTTATGCATTCATAGCTTGTTCTAAATTCGGTCCGGTCAAAATCATATGAAGCATCTTTTTTCTGTGACACAACCCTCATTCATCTTCCTCCGATCCATCCCAATCCGGACAAGAAAACTCTTTTTCTACATAATCTCCGACATATTCGCTCTCATTGTTTGTGCAAAAGTAATCTCCATTCTGCTCTTCACAATAATCGCAATTAAAACACATTTCTAACATTTTATTTGCTTCCTTTTGGAATCTTTTTGAATTTTATTATCAAGTGTAATTTTTGAAATTTATCTGATGTGAATTTGATTTGATTGTCTTTGATGTGATTATCGATAAAGTATTATCGCACTATACCATGTGCTGCATCCGATCCTGTATACCCCGTACTTTATGTCTACAACTTCCGAATGTACTTCGGTCAAGCATTCTATTTTCCTATTGACCATATCCCGGAAGCTAATTTCAAAATCCGATTCTATTTGTGCCGTGATTTTAAGTGGTCTCATATAGTCCCTCCACGATAGACAGGCCTTTTTGTTTTTGAGGATATTTGAGTGACTTAGTAGGCAGCTCCTTCTGGGCTTTTGCAACCCCCTCCCCCTCCTGCTGGCTGCTTCTTCCGGCGTTTGCCTTTTCTTTAAATTATTCTAATTGTTCGTGCAATTCTCTGTTTGCGTTCTAACTATTCGTTAAACCTAAGTTTCTTAAACTGTTTAAACGAAAGCATGCGGCGTAAGGCGCTTAAATACTGGGGTTTGAATTGTTTGAATTGTCTATCACGATTTCACCATTATCCGGGCTTGAATTGTCAAAGTTGTCCGGCAATCTCGCACAATTCAAGCCTCCCAGTTTGGGGAGCTCCGAAGCTGTCAAAGCTCTGGATCTGGCTCCCTGGTCTCTTACACCCGGCATATTAAAGCCGCAGTACTTGTTGAGTGACGGCATGTAGCACATGGGATTGTTTTTCCCGGAGATCTGTAAACCTACAAGGCTTTCTTCCCGCATTTGGTCAATCTTTTTGCAAATGTCGGAAGCCGTGGAGCCTAGCCTTTCGCCATTTACCCAACCGTTAAGTGTATCTCTATGTATGCCAGTAAAGAAAGTAAACCCAACTATATTTATTACTTTCTCATAATCATTGCAAAGCCTTATATATATATCTAAAACTTTATTGACCTTATCAATATCATATTTATTGCTAATATGATTGTCATCTTTAAGGTATACAGGGTTGATCTTAAAAACATTGTCATATACATACTGACAACAGTTATACCATCTATTCTGCGATACCTTGCACATGTCTGCAATATTCCTATCGTCCATCCAGAGGTGGATATATTTATCAATGTCATCTTTGTATATCTCGTCTATATCTACTCTTTCTGCTCTCTGTGCATCTGACATATATATACCTCCTTTCTGAACCATAAAAATAAACCGATACAATCGAGATCATCAAGATCTTAACTGTATCGGCTGCATGACTTCCGTTTCCGTTCTCCGGGTCCTGTGCGCTCTCTGTTGCCCGGATGCTTTTTAATTTACGATAACAATATCATTTATGATTATCCTTGTCAAGTGTGAATTTAATTTGATGGATATATCGCATATATAGATTATATCCGCGCGTGTTAAAGTATATAGTTTATGATTTTTGTACTGTTGATATATATTATATAATATTTACTCCTTGATAAAAAAATACAATGTATTGGAGAGAATATACTAATCTTATCTACGTTTCCATTCTGTATCCATTCTGTATACAAAATTTACCGCTTTAAAGTGTGAGTGTTTGAATACATCAAAAAAGAGAGGTAAAAACCTCTCTTTCTCTAGCTTTTATAAGCAGTATGCGATATAGTAAACTTTCCCAGCATCTTTTACTATTCCCCAATCAGGGAGAATCTTCTTTCCTTCTATCATCTGCTTATATTCTTCCCGCTCTTCCTCATCAACTCCCCATTCGTCCATGTATTGCGTGAAATTCTCTTCGAAGTCTGTGAAAATCGTTGATCCGTTTTTCAAGTGCTTTTCTGCTTCTGTTTTTGTGCATCCGTTTTTCATTAAAATCTCGACATCTGTCATAATTCATTCTCCTTTTTTTATCTTGTTTATTGGTTACTGGGCGGCTTTTGCGCCGCCCTTTGTTGCTTGTTGCTTAGTTGTCCTCGATGCCCTTTTGGGTGTCGTCTATGAGACGATCAACCATTTTTTCGGCTTTCTCATAATCCTTAGCCTTCAATACTTCCTTAAGGTCTTTCAGATCCTGTAAAAGTCTTCTTAAGTAACTTTTAAATACGCTCATATCTTCGTCCATGATTCCCCTTTCTGGCTTTCGCCTATTGCCTTTCGACAATATTATAATATCATATGTTTGTCACTTTTGCAAGTGATATTTTAAAAATTATTGTAATTTCTTTTTTAACTCCAAATCTTCCGGGCTCTCTACATAGATAAATAGGTCTTTCGGCTGCATATCCAAAAGCAAGCAAAGATTGTTTATACTTTTGGCGTTTATGTTTGTATCCTCATTTTTAATCTTTTTTAACGTGTCCTGGCTTAATAAACCGCTAGTTTTTGCCTTGTAAGAGTTAAAGCCGATACGCTCCAAAGCATCCCCAACGTCAAATCTATATTTTAGCATTGCAGTCCTCTCCTTCCCTAATTGCCTTTATAAATAGATCATATATTTACACGTTGGAAAAGTCAAGGAAAATATTTCTTAAAAAAGTGATATTTCATATTGACTATAACTAAAAAAAGTGATATTATAATACCAACAGGAAAACAAAAATATTATTCCAGGAGGAGATCTCATGAATGAATTAAATTGGTTAGTGGTTGATAAAATTCAAGCTTCGAAGTTTGAACCGGAATACAAGAATGTTGTGGCTGCTTTTAACTCGCTTGTGCTTGCAGAAGATTTTATAAATTTAGTTATCCCAGAAGCAACAAGAAAGCGTTTTTATATCGAGCATAGATAAAAAAGCCGAAACGGTCAGAAATGACCGTCAGCTGCGGACTGGTCGCCGCGGCTCTGACGATGGCAGACCAGAAAGGGAATTTATGGAAAATTTAAGAATTGAAAACAATAAAATTTATACCACTACAGCAATTGGTAAAACAGACGTTTTTGAGATTGTCACAAAAATTCCGAAAGGATTTTTTGTCTGGAATATCGGCGAGAACATGGGAACGCATGAATATATTCCGCTGTGTCAGCTTTTGCACCCAGAAGACAGTAAATGCTTTAGCATTAACCCAAAAACGCTTAAAGCTATAAAGGTTTCTCCTGAAGAATGGGAAAAACTTGAAAAAGCCGGAAACTGGGGAATTGGAAATCTTAAGCAGGCAGAAAAATCCTTGAAAAGCAAGCGCCGCGGCTACGTTTCGGATAAAAAAAGAGCTGCCGCAGAACTTACAATTGAAATTTTCCGCAGAATTTGCGAATAGTCGAAACCGCCCGCGCGGCGGTCTGCAGGAACTGCCCCACCTGCACCGATGAGACAGGGCACAAATGAAAGGATGGTTGAGCATATGAACAAATTAGAAGAAGCCCAAAAAGCATTTTTGAAAGTTAGGGATTATTTATTGGAAAATCAAGAAGATTTTGCACTCGCAAGGGCATATAAAAAGCCTTGGAAGTGGTACATGGAACATGCTGAGAAAGAAGCTATTGAGATTTTGAGAAAAGAAGTTAACGCATAGAAAGGACGGTTGATATTATGGAATTTATGGAGAAATTGCAGAAACAAAAAGACGATGCGAAAGCCGCTTATATTAAAGCCCGGGACGAATGGGCGGAAACCAGAACCGCCGAAAACATCAAAGGGGATCCCGAAAAGTGGCGCGCCCTTTGTGATCGGAAAATGGATTGTATGCGATTAGGCGTTATTATTTAAGCAAGTGCAGGCGGTGCAATGTTCCGGGGGCAATTACCCCGGCTTGCTTTTATTTATATACCGTGGAGTACTGCACGCTAGGGGATTTTCTGGCGTGCTGTGGATTTTCTGGTTGTACTTGTTGCCACAGAGCAGCCGCGGTGCACATTGACATTTTGGCGAGTTTGTGCATATAATGACTTGTAGGCATGTGCGCGCCTATAATTGCAATGTCATGTAGACGTTTGCTTTATTTGTTGTACTCATTTTGCGCATTTGTGCGGAGGTTTCCGCGTCTGCATTATTTCAGCGCTTTCCGAAGGGAGACGGCACATAGCAAGATCGAGTGCGTCCAGAACACGGTTGAGTGCAATCTAAGCCTACGCTTGCAAAAAAGTTTCAAAAAAATTTTTCAAAAATCTTGACAGAATTCTCAAAATCTCGAAAACGCTTTTTTGTGCCGAAATCTGACCCTAGGGGGGTATCAAATTTTTTCCGAATATCTGGGCGAAAATTTCAAAAAATTTTTAAAAATCCAAAATTAAAAATCCTTGTCCAATTCTTAAGGTAGGGGGGATTGAAAATTTTTCCGAAAGTTTTCCGAAGTAAAAAGCAAAGCTTTTGCGGTATAATCGCTTTTGTTTAATTCATCTATCAATTTCTCTCTTGTCATCCCAGGGTTTGTCTTCTGAACGTAATGAAGTAAATCGTCTATTTTGTCCACTATGCCGCCCTCCAATCAATGTTTGCCATCAAATCATCCAGCAAATAAATCAAATCTGCCCCATACAGGCTTATCCAGTCCGCGAGATACTCTTCCTGCTCAATCGGCATATGAATGTTATAGGAAAAACAAAAACAATGGCAAAGCTCATGAGCCAGTATTTTGCGTAAATAGACGTTTTTAGGTTTATCTGAAACATATATAGCCCTGTCGTTCCAATCTGCCACAGCAAGGCTGGTAGAGCCATCAGAGCGCATCAGCTTGCCGCTTACACTGTGAACAAATTCTATTTTCCATTCAATACCATTTATCAAAAACATATTTTACCTCCAAAAAAGAAACCACCAGCCAAATATCAGCTAGTGGTTTCTAAATTCATGCTTATTTTACCTTTTATTCTTCAATAAGTAGGTAATTGATGTATCTTGTCGCCGTATCGTTGAGGTCTCTATTGAAATCAAGCAGATCAAGAGCGTATTCCGGTGGATATCCATAACTGGCGTAATATGCCTTTTCGATTGCGCGTAAGTTATGCAGATCCGATAATTCCACGAGAATCTTGTGATATAAAAATTTTCGAGTCCAACCAAACCGTTCCAGGATTATACTTAACTTCCAGTTGTTCTTTGAAAACCATGTTTCCGTTTCATGTTTCCATCGAATCTCCCAGTGCTCAAACGGGTCTTTCTCCGGAATTTCAGCCTGCGTATTTTTCAGAGCCTGTTCCATGTCGTGAAAGCGATTGATGTATTGAGCTGTGAAAGCCGTTCCCTTAACTCCAGTCAGCTTGTGCGCGATAAATTCGCATCCTTTCTTGGTAATGTCGTAGCAAGGTCTGCTTTGGTTGTTAGCATCTTTATATGTATTTTCTCGAAAGAAATCAACCAACGCAATTTTGCTCTCGTTGCCCAAGCCAATATTGGCTTGGGCGATTTGCGATGTATATCGCCGTATATCTTTCAATAATTTGCCGTGTTCTTTCCCAACCATTTCCGAAACTTCCATACTGGTTAACGTCTGTTCTAATTGTTTCATATGAATATCGTTCATCAGCAAATCCCCCATTTCTGCTTAAATGAAATAATTGTTTTCAAAATAAACTGCAAAAATTTTTCGTCCTGTATGCTCTGGATTTCCGTTATCAGCTGTTCTTTCATCT